GAAGAGAAGCAGGATGGCCTCCAGATGGTCAAGGACCGCAGAGACCGCCGTGATGCCGAGGGAGACCCTGAGGACATGGACAAGGCTATGGGCGTGATTGCCCAGCAGGACGAGGACATCGACACCCTGCTCGGTATCATCGACTGCCTGAAAGCTGCGAACATGGATTCCGAGGAGAGCGAAACCCCTGCCGAGAACGAGGACTCCGAGGAAACCGACGAGAAAAATTGTGACGCAGATACCAAGAACGACTCTGGTCGTGCTGATTCTGCTACCGACTTCCGTGAGCTGCTCCGTGTTGTTCGCATCGGAGACAGACTCAACATGGATGGTCTGGAAACCATGACCGTCAAGAATGCAAAGAAGGCTGTGCTGAAGAAGCTGAAGCCCTCCCTGCGTCTGGACGGCAAGAGCGCTGCCTATGTCAACGCCGCCTTCGATATGGCTGTGTCTGACATGAAAGCCCGCAAGGACACCAACTACCAGCGTCAGCAGATGATGAACAAGGACTCCAAGCCCGCCTCCAGAGCGGTTGGCTCCGCTGCCGACGCCCGCCAGAAGATGATTGACAGACGAATGAAGAAGGAGGAGAAGTAAGATGAGCGTACAGACCAAATACGGTTTCGCTACCAGCAAAGGCATCGCCGGTGGCATCTACGATATGTACCACTATCCCGTTGACTCCCGCTACAACGAGGAGGACAACGGTGTGCTCCGTTTCGGCATGGGCGTTGTTCGCGGCTCCCTGCCGGGTAGCAATGTGGCTCTGCCCACTTCTGCCAGCAAGGCTGCTGATTTCGAGGGCGTCATCGTGAACGGCTTCTCCAATCAGCACGACCTGGAGGGCGTGGTGAGCATCCTGAACAACCAGAACATCGGCGTTATGAGAAAGGGCCGCATTTGGGTGGCTCTGGCTGAGGACGCCGAGCCGAAGTACGGCGATGCTGTACACCTGATTGTGGATGGCGATGAGGCTGGCTGCTTCGACACTACTGGCGGCGTAGCAATCGCCGGTCGCTTTATCGGCGGCCCTTCCAACGGTGTTGCCCCTGTTGAGCTGTACGGTGTTGACGCTGCTGCGTCCTCCGGCTCCGGCACTACCGAGGTTGCCCTGAGCGACCTGACCGACGTGGACCTCACTGTCCCTGCTACCGAGGGACAGGTCCTCAAATACAACGCTTCTGAGAGCAAGTGGAAGCCCGGTAACGACGCCACTGGCGCTTAACGAGAGGAGGAAATCACACAATGAGCAATCAGAAACACATGAGATACGACCAGAACGACTATGACGCTCTGCTGGCTTCCAGCATTCCTGCGTCTCTGGTCGGCGTCCGCAGCATGAACTTCGATGACGCAGAGGCGGCATCCGTGTTCTTCGCTCGTGAGCTGGACTTCGTTAAGTCTCAGTCCTACGATGTCGAGTACCCTGAGTTCACCGCCCTGTCTCTGTTCCCGATGTCCAGCGAGGTTGACCCCGGCGCTGAGACCGTCACCTATTACAGCTACGATAAGACCGGTCTGGCGAAGATTATTTCTAACTACGCCACCGACCTGCCTCGTGCTGATGTGAAGGGCAAGCCTACCACTGCAATCATCAAGTCCCTCGGCGATAGCTACGGCTACTCCATTCAGGAGATGCGAGCCTCCCGTATGGCTGGCAAGTCTCTCGATACCCGCAAGGCTGAGTCTGCCCGGTATCAGATTGACTACCTGAACAACAAGATTGCGTGGAACGGCGATGCCGAGACCGGCCTGAAGGGTGTGCTCTCCACTGACAATGATGTGCCTCTGTACACCGTTGCCAATGGTGCAAAGGGTACTACCTCTTGGGCCGACAAAACCGAAGATGAGATTCTCGCCGACATCACTGGT